AGCAAATATTCAGCTAATCGATATTCTTCATCACCTGTAAAACCACAGTGGAATTGATGACGACAAGCATTAAGAATACGCATTATGGTATCTTGATACTCTTCCGTTGCATCAGTACCATTTTCAAGAGGCCTTGCATATGTCCTCTTATATGTCAAATAACCGATAGTACTCCACTTAGGTTCAATCTTCGGCAAATCTTCTTTCTTAAGCATTTTTACTCCTTGAAGGGTGGTTATAATACGTGGAATTCTTCAGATACAGGAGCTTTACAAGCTTGTAACCTTCCGGTTTCATAGATGTATCTGGCTCCTTTGACATTTCCTGTCAAGCCAGTGTAACGACATTTTAGGACTTGCATTAAGATTGTATTTCTTTCAGTTTCATTCTCCGCTATCATATTTCTAGCAAATGCAATGATATCAAAAGATATTTGTTTAATAGAGCCAGAACCTCTTATGTCATCAATAGATGGAAGTTTACCTTCTTCAAAAGTTTTACCTCCACCTGGAGCTTTTCTCAAATGAGATATTAACCCAATCCACACAGGATATCGTTTAACTAACCTCAAGAGATCATTCATAATTTTATCTTGTGCTTCATTGCCCCGAAGGTCTTCAACCCCTTCGGAGACCAGGATCGTAATATGATCTATGTAGATATACTTACAACCCATTAAGCACATATATTCTAATTGGTCGACTAAACTGTTATCAGTTATAGAGCCGTGATGATCAAGTAAGAGAACTTTGTCATCTCCAAATACTTGATCAAAGCCAACTTTTAGTTCGTCTAAAGGTATTTCTTCTTTTGCTGGATTACGATTGATTGCCATACCAGCTAATTTTCTAGCTGTTTCTGGTGGCCCTTCTTCTAGTGCAATTATTCCAACTTTTTCATCATTTTCAAGGTTACACTTTACATCATCTAAAATACATTCACGAATAATTGTACTCTTACCCGATCCAGTTCCTGAGATGAACAATGTAATTTCACCAAGCCTCTTACCTTTTGTCTTGGTATTAACTCCTTCTAAACATTCTGGGAAAGCAACAGAGGCTATTGAATTGTACTCCTCTAAACTCTCCCATAATTTTTCTTTACCAATAATACCCGCAGGTACATAAGGAGCAGCATCAAATATTACTTGATTTAACCTATCGCTACCATGTTTTACGAGTATATCATTTGGATCATTTTCAGGTAGTTTTGCTATTTTAACTTTATCGAAACCAATGATACGTATGGCTTCTGATTTGGCTTTTTCACCTGCCTCGTCTTCATCCATACATAAGACAACTTCTTTAAAAGATCTAAGCCAATCTCGATTCTCTAAAAGAGACTTAGTCATTACAGATGATGATAATGCTACTACCGGGTATATCTTACCCCATCGATCAAGTGAAGCTTGAGCAACACTTAATGCATCAATTTCGCCCTCTGTAACAACAACACGTCTACCACCTCCGTTAAATTTATCAATACCAAATAGATTAGACGACTTATTAGCCCATACAAAATTCTTTGGAAGTTTTCTTATTTTAAAAGCTGTCCCATTATCATAAGGATAATAATGTGTATCTATCTCACCGCTCTCATTGTAAGAAACTTTAACTCCGAAAAATTCTGTAACAGTCTTCGTAATGTCTCTCTCACGAAACCCTCTTATCGGTAATTCTTTAATTTCTAATATTGATAATTTCTTATTTAAAGACGGTATTTTTGGAACTTTTGGTGCCTTGTTTACAGGTTCAAAATCTTCATCGGCACCTTTTGGGAACCACTTTTGACATGAGAAACAAAATGATGTACCATCCTCATAAATCTGCCTTGCATCAGATGAGCCACAATCAGGGTTTATGCAGGGTTGGTGAGCTTTTACGATTTTACCCATTTAGTCACCTTATAAATAACGATTGAACACAAGGGTATTACACACGTATAGAAGATAATTAGTGTAATGAACCCTACAATAATGACTTCTATCAATGATTTAAAATTTGTATTGATAACAAGGATAGCGTTGAATAATATAGCAATTAAAAGCAGTACAATTCTTTCTACATCTTGTCTAATATTTTTCATCAAATATACCCCATGAGACTGCTCTTTGCAGCCGTTCTTTATGACGTTCAGTTATTTGCTCACGTACATTCCAAGATACACTCTCCAATCTTTTATTATACCATTCTTCCTTTGTTGGTGCCTCAACTAGACATAATGACCATGTTTCAGCGTATGTCAAGCATCCCTTGGTTTTATACTGCTCAATACATATGAACTCAAATTCATCCAGGGGCCTTTCTCTAAAAAGATCTGCCATTAATTTAGAGGATGTTTTGTAAGTCTTCCAGTTAGACTCTTTACCTCTATTGATTTTACCTGTACCTCTGAATAGTTTCTTACCTAAATAGAAACGGCGTAAGTAAGCATCTCTAATAATATAGATGAAACCTACGCCGTCTCCCATTTGTTCCGGAAAGTGCCAATGCCCATTAAGAAACTTAGGCAGGACCAACTTGTTGTTCGATTGTGAATGTGAAGTTACCTTTGGAACTTTTAGCATGAAATACCTTCTTTATTGTCCTAGAGAAGGCTGAAATACCAGTAAAAGTGGGCTCATTAGACACTGACGATAATGTAACTTCGTAATCAATTGGGTTACCTTGTAATTCAAAGAGGGTATCATAAGCTTTTTCAAGATTGATGTGATATCTATCTTTAATTACTGCAGTATTCATTGAAATCACAACGTCCGCTAGAGCCATTATCTCACTTGATATGAAATTCGCATTCTCTAGAAGTTTAAGTATCAAGCTGTCTTGAAAATAATATACAGCATTTTCCATTTTAAGTTTAATCATTTAAGATCCCTTAATCTTAAAGTATTACTAAAATACTAATTCTTGGATTATCGGCCAATGAGAGATATCCCAAAAGTCTTCGACATGATTCTGGATATTTAATAGTTTACCATTTAGAAGCAAGGCTTCATGCCAAAGATCTGGACCAAATGCGATCAAGTATTGTTCAACTATAGCTTCTTGAAAAGCTTGTTCATCATTTAAATCTTTGAGTGTATTTGTAGCTTTTACAGGGCCAATTCCGGGAATTCCCGGAATATTATCTGTAGGATCTCCTTTTAAAAGTTGTTCATAGAAATGCCTGCAAGCTTCTTCTTTTGAAATTACAGATAATTCCTTTTTGGTAATATTGTAATATTTACCAGGAATACACTTGAGATCTTTATCTGATGTACAGATGATAAAATCTCTACCTGCTGCTTTTGCTTCATTAGCCCAAATTCTAACTAAATCATCAGCCTCACGACCATGTGCATTGACTGCCAAGTCCTCAGCTACAGCCAGCTGACGAATTATTGGAACAAATGGATTTCGACCTCTAGGGTTTCGTTTACGATTAGCTTTATAGTCTGGATAGATTATGTCTCTATAGTTATCTTCGCCTTTGACAGCCATTACATAATCTGTACAAAACACATCTTCAATAAGTTCATTAAACTGAACTTGAAAGTTATGCCAGGACTTCTCCAGATACTTACGTTTATCTGGAGTTGACATTTCAGGATGGATCTGATGACCATCTGTGTCATATGTAATCACAGCAGTATCATTTTTGGCTAAGAAATCTGGACGATAGGGACAAGCATTATGACAGATTATATCACCATCAATTATTGCTAATAAACCTTTATTCATTTAAGCCTCCAGAAATTTATTTGATACTAACCATTCATGTACCCTGGACCAATCAACATACGGTTTAAGAGTATCACCCATAATCAATGGAATCCCACATGCAGCATCATCTATGTAAAGTTCTGCATGAATCTTTGGACTAATTGACCAATACTTTTGTCCAGGGTTTTTATTAATTCCCCATAGATCAATTCCACGCTCTTTAAACCATTTTACAGCTGCCTTTAATTCTGCGCCCGTCCGCATTGTATGTAAAATTAATCTATGATTTTTTGCAATTAGCTTTAAAAGAACTTCTTCTGCTCCGATAGACTCTCCAATTTCAGGATAACAATGTTTCACACAAGTTCCATCAAAATCGATAGCTATTACTGCCATGTTGTGCTCCTTAAAATGATATATTATTCAAGCATTTAGTACAACTAGGTAGATATGAAATACTTTTACGTTGTCTGTAGAATGTTTTCCGCATACGGCAACTACTGCATACTTCACAGTGTTTTTAGTGACTATTACAGTCGTGCCCAGCACAAGATGGTTTATTTTCCCCTATGCGTTGTATATCGACGGTAAGCTGTAATAGGGGGAAATCCATATAGTTCTCCTTAGTGAATCTCAAGCCAATCTTTACCAACTTTACCGTCACCATCCATGATATCTACTCCAAATAATTTCGGGCCTTCTTTAAAGGCTTTAATACCTAACTCCATTGCTCTCTGCTTGTGCTCTTCTGGTACAGCAAAATCTAGCTCATCATGCATGAAAATACATGGGAGATATGGTATATTCTCTTCTTTTAGATAACGTCTGAGAAGAAGACATGCAGCTGCACATGTAATTTTTTCGGTAGATTGCAAGAGATATACTAAGAGCTTATGATATGAGTCCACATAGATACGTGTACCTGCAAGTGATGGAATATAACCTTCACCATTTTGCTTAGTTTTTGAAAAGATTGCCTTAAGTTTGTCGAGTAGTTCTTTAAATCCTGGGACAGATTTTTGAAAGCCATTTTTTAATTTATTGCCTTTTTGATCATCTACACAATCAAATATATAACTCCAAAGCTTTCCACCAGCGGCTCCAAATAAGAATGCATATAGAATCCGCTTAGCTCTAGGTCGAATTACTGTATGGTCAATTCCCATTGATTTCAATACTTCTGTAAGTCTGTCAGCATTGAATTGATGAATATCACCATTGAGAATTACATCGATAAATCTCTTGTCAGCAATAAAATGGGCAAGTCCACGAACCTGATTACCTTTAGAGTCACAACCAACTAGACTCCATCCAGGTGGACAAGAAAACAATCGCCGCATTTCTGGACCCCAAGCACTATCACCTGAAGGGACATTTACGATGATTTGATGTCGCATACGCATACTAGGTGTACCGATTGTAAAGCATTCACCGTGTAACCGATTGTTCTCATCTACATTTTCAACCCAGGTTTTTACAACACCATAACGTGATCGGATAGTTAGAAAGTCAGTATATAGTTTACCATCACCTCCAAGAAATTCTAAACTATCTTCAGTTATTTTTGGAGATGTCTTATATCTTTCATTAGTTTCTGGATCATGTTTATAGTTCCATTGTGTTGGTTCCCAGCCATTTCTAAATAGAAATAACTTTACATCATCTGTAGATGTTAAACTCAATGGAACAAATTTGACTCTGGAATATGGTCCTCTTATTAGCCTTTCTTCGCCCTCAAAACCAGAACAAGGATGTACTCCAAACCAATCTGCAGTTGTTTTATGATAAAAGCCCTGTTTTGTCCATTTTGGTTCTTTCCATGGAACTACTCCTTTACATTTATCTACAGCAACACATTTTATGCCTAACTTAGCTGATAGCGCTTCATGTGCCTTATTCATTTCTGTTTCAAGCGTTAGTAACAAGTCTTTTGCATCACTTGTCAAGAAGGGCCAACCTTTTTCCTTACATTCTGCACACCACCAAGCTACTGCATGCTCAGATTGGAGATATGTCTTAATGTTACTATTTCTCTCAAGAAGATAGAAGAATTCCTCTAATAATTCATCATATATCCTGATATTTAAATCAACGTCAGATACACATCTGCTTCGCATTTCTGGAGAGTATTGAGACCAATCCTCATGTACTTGTTTCGGTTGGCCAAAGTGTTCACCCCACCTTTCCATGCTATGCCCATCATTTCTAAATCTTTTATAATCAAGGACTTGTGACATAATCATTGTATCATGCACTTTTTCTTGATCATTTAATTCGAATCCATAGACTTTCTTTAAGGCAGGGAAGTCAAAATCTATTACATTATGCCCTACCAGTAAGTCGGCTTTTTGAAAGACTTCAATCCACCCTAGATCACCTTCTAACCATATTTGTTTCTTTGACGTATCTAGATCATGAGCAACAATAATCCATACTCTTGTTAATTCATCCAATAATCCATTTGTTTCTATGTCAAAGACAATACGTGACATTACACCTCCGATAGAATTTTATCAATATCGGCTACATTAAGAGGTTGGCCATCGTTGGCTACATAAGCTACTAAAGCTTTCATATACCACAATGCTTTCAATAATTCTTGAAGCTCTGAATCTTTTTGACCATTACGATCAAGATATTTACGAACTTGTAATTCTAAGGCAGCTTTAAATCTTTCAGGTTTCTTCAAGGTTGGAATACGACTCATAGCTTCAAGCCATTGCATTTCTTCAATATATTTTTGGTAATGTGATGGATTAATGTTAGTTTCAATTGCAGACATAGAATCTTCTTTCGTGCAGGTTATTTCATTTAATTCTCGAAGTTTCTTTTCAGAGTCAATAAGTATGCTTCCAGAATTAATGATAACTTTATTTTCACGATCTTCGTTCATATTAATCCTCAATTTAAAAGGGGCTACCGTGAAGTAGCCCCTATAGTTCAATTAAAATGCTTTATCAGGACGTTTGGTTGCAGGAGCTTGCTCAGGTGCAGATGGTTGTGCTGTATCTGTACTATCATCTCCTTTTTGTGGTTCAATGTGTACCACTTCTGTTTCAGTTTTTTCAAATTCATCATCAGGTGCACTATGTTGATATACAATATGCTTAGTAAGCTGAATCCGCATGAGTACAGATACCAATTTTGTTGGATCTTGTTTTGACTCATACTGATAAATACGAATATTACCGATTGAACCGTTTCCGATAGTATTCGGATCTACAGGCTGTAGATTACCATCTACTACATCCGGGGCTTCTCCTTCTGTTCCATCAGCTCTATATTTACGTTTACGCAGATTCACTTTGTAAAACGGTTTAGCATCATCTTCATCCGGAATAACTGCGCTTACTCTTAAACCGAGCTCTTCCCATTCTTTCTTTTGCTCCTTACTAGTAGTTCTAATCTGAGCTTCCCAAGATGGATTATTTTTGTCAAATCGTGCATTAGGACGTTTCGGATCAAGTTTAGTATACCAGAGTTCTGCATTTTTAATTATAGCCATACGTATAAATCCTTTAAAAATTTAATCAATAAGATCGGTTAAGGGTTAATTCAACGGGTTCAAGGTAAATTTTAATCGCAATCTTGAAATGCTGTATCCCAATCTTGTGGTGTAATCCCTGTCTTTATAAATTCACGCTCATCTGCAGAAAGATTAGGCATGGCTTTATGAATCAATGTTCCGTTATGCCATGCTTCAAGTTGTTTATGTGTAACATTTATTTCCATCGAATTTTCTTTACCAGTAAAGGGAGATATCCGAGTGATTAGCATTTAATTATTCCTAAGAGGTTGAGTTTCATTGATAGACTTTTGAACATTACAGCATTTATCTGCAATTTGTCTAGGAATATAATATGAAGGTCCTCCTGCATTACTAATAATATCTAATATAAATACATATTGACCTCCGCATACATATTCAGCGATATCATAACTACAATATGTATTTAAAAGATTATCCCATTCATTAGTATCATGGTTGATAACATGTGTAGGAATTTCCTTTAAATCATCGAGAGTTTCGATATAATACACGTCACCTCCAAAATAAGTTTCGAATTCAAATTCTCCAGCAATATCTTCAGACAGTCTAAACTCATTTACAGTATCTTCAATCTCCGATTGTAAGTCAGCCGGTACATTATTGATTACCTCATGCAAGAATTTGAACTGTTTCATATTGTTACCTAATACCATAGTCAGAAGGGTTCAACTGAAATGTTGCTAGCTGTCTGATATCATTTACTAAATCTTCATTTTGTTGTAGATCCAGGTTATCTCCAATAGGTACCTCTGTAAAAGCTATATTATTTAACATGAGTGCTTTTGTAGTTGCAACTATTGCAACAGTATCACCTTCTTGTGCATGTAATATCACTAGTACCATTTTATATCCTCTAGAGTGTATTTGTTATAATTTCAGCTTTGACTTCTATCTTCAATTGTGCTCCACACTTTTCGCAATAGATTAATCTATCATGTATTCCTGCGAGAACTGAAAGAGGTGCGTGTTCAGCCTTATACATATTGAAATTATTTGGACCTGTGTTTGAAACTATAACAATTGGATTAAAACAAGAATTACATACTACTACTACTGAATCGTAACAATCCATTTCATCTCCTTAACAGAAACAATACTCAGAATCTAATACTAAAGATAAATCTAGATTACCCAACACTACATTACTCGTATCACCTCCTATATATTTCATTATTTGAGTCAGAGGGTCATGTTTATATAACTCAACAAATGTCTCTCTGACTATTCTAAATAATGTAGGCATATCAGCCAAGAGACACCCGAAAGAATCATGAATAGTTGTTACAGGGAAATCACAAGCGTTTACAATCATAGTTAAATGTGCAGCATCTAGACTGTGGATTGCATTTGGGCTTGCCCCTTGTGATTGTTTTCTTTTTGATGGGATTGGTTCTTCGATGAAACAAACGTTGAGTTGCAATGTATTGTCATAATAACCAGAACTGTTTCTTTCCCCCCTTGGAGGACCATATTGTACATATACTTTTTTAATCTTTCCTTCCACATAATTTTGAACTACAGGAAAGTCTGTTACAGGTACAATCCAAGATAGGAATTTCCCATCTGCTTCTGCTTGTTTTCCTGCTTGTTCAAATATTGATAATAACTGCATTGGTCTTTTTAATGAAATACGACAATCTTCAAATACTTCACGACCTAGAAAGGCACCCCATTTATGTTCCATATAGAGGAGTTGATCTATGCCATGTTTCTTTGCATCATCTATTTGTTGCTGACCCAAACCATATGCAGTTCCACCATATGGGAGTGTCATAACATTTCTCTTTACAATCTTTCTTTTATGTTTGGCATCTGTAATTCGCATCCAATAAACAATAGAAGGTTTGTCACCTAATTGTTTACCTTGTTCTTTCAGCAATTTAATATCATCAACTAGAGCTTGTCTTAATTCACTTCCTGATGGCTCATTATGGATTTTAATTTTTAATTCCATCAAAGCATCAATAAACTCATTACATTTATTGATATCTTCAATAGGTATTTGCAAATATGCCTCATTTAATCGTTCCCACACATGGTCTGCAATATACTTATAAAGATCCCCTGGAAGTGTTTGTGGAATTAAATTAACATGCGGTGCCGTCACCTCATCTCTAGTCAAAGCTGTAAGATGCTGCGAACCATTATTAGACCCATCAATATAAGCCTCTAGGTGACTTTTATAAGAGTAGTCTTCAAATGGATTCTCAGGATCACCGCTTATATACTGCCATTCTCGTAACTTCTTCAGCTCAAAACATGCAGCAAGAAATTGCCAAGGCTTATCGGCATCCATCCATCCTTGATGAACCTTAGGCGATTCAGCATATGATAATAAAATTTCTTCATTATCCATTGCCCATAAATATCTTTCTTTTAAGGGTATTTTATCTGTCTTTGCACCATCTTCTCTACCAGCGTCTCCAGCCCAATTTGATGCAATACTTACCATTAAACAGAAGAAACCCTCAATACCAATTGATTTACAATCTTTTCTAAGGAGAAGCCCTCTAGCCAAATCCGAGCCTTGCTCATGAAGATATGCAGTAGTTGTATATTTCCGACCTCTAAAATCATAATAATACAGATGATAAAAGACCTTCCCTAGGAATCTTTGCGCAATAGAACCAATTGCTTTTGCTTCTCTTAGCTTGGTAGTTTTAGCTTCAGGATTCTGGGCATCCCAAATCTCAGAGAAAGCTTTTGTCTTGTTACGTAATGCCCATAAATGGATATTAAATATCTCTTCATTTATTTGCCACCCTACTGCTTGTGACTTATTGAGGCTATTAAAAATTAGAGGATGTGTTTCAGGATGCAGTATACTCAGGACATCTTTATTTTTAGTTTTCACTATTGAGATGCCTGTCTCATGCTTTGATGTAACCCATGGTGCATAGGGCGTTAATGATGGAAGTTTTTCATTTGTATCTGTGTCGATATTGTTCCAGAGATCATGCAAACAGTCATCATCTAACATTTGAATAATGTAGCTTGCATGATGATTCTTACCTTGACCTAGAACTACTTGTAAAATTTGGAATAACTCAAATGAATATAAAAGAAAGGCTCCTGTTTTAACGGCTATAGATGAGTTCCGTTTTTGTCTTAATCGTGTACGTACTGCATGTCCTACTGCAGATGCTACTTCAACAAGATATATAGTATTGTGTGAGCTTCCTTTCTTTGCTCGTGTATATAAGTATACAGTAGAAATTACATCATCAATATATTCTTCTGGTGTAAATTTCTTAAGGAACTTAATAGGATTTTGTGGTGCAATTTCCACATCTAATCTTTGGGTTATAGATTCAATTAATCTTGCACGCATGCGCACTCCTATTTTTTAATAATTTTTGAGAAGACAGATAAGATAATTGACCACAATACAACAAACACCACTCATCCACCTCGCTTGTCTACTGAAAGTATCAAAGATATAATACAACAAATGCTACCAGGGAGTGGTGTGAATAAGCAGAGGAGAGCCATTATAATAAAGAAGTTATATAAATCAATTTTCATAATAGCTCTCCCTTCGGCATTTACTTCAATTTACGTTTCTCTTTTAGATAAGTATATAATAAAATAATAGCCGATGAGATAAAACTGTAAAAGAATACGGTTGCTATAATAGATGTCGTTAGTATGATGCTCCCGAACAGTTGGGGTGCGCCTAAGACAGCTAAAAGAAGAATTATGGAAAAAGCGATATAAGACCGTTTCAAGGCCAGCTTAAATATTTGATTCATATTTGTCACCTTCTTTCTCTTCCTGAGGCCTAATGGATCGAGTATAAAGCCATACAATACTGTAACCAATCATATAAGATACTGCAAAGGTTAAAATAGCTGGTGTAAGTAAAATAAAATGACCAAAGAAAACTGTAGGTGCTACTAGAAGAAATACAAGTATAAGACATGCAAATAAAATTACGAGGTATTTTAAATGCCACATGAGTGGTTTATTTTTCTTCATTTCAATTATCTTTGGATTATTCTTCAATGAATGTTTACCCTTGAAGATACTTGTAATAATTGATAAAGTAATACCTACAACAACCCAGATAACAATAACAGTGAATGATCCTGCCGTTACGTAAATTATACCCATAAAAGAAGGCGCAGTAAAGATTACAATTAAAAAGCCAATTGCACCAAATACCAGACCAGTTTTAAGACTCTTTTTTAGAATATTTGCAAACATGATTATCTCCCTTGAGAAAGCCAGTGTAAAAAGTTTAGATTAGTAAGAAATATTATGTAAATCTAAAATACTACGCAGCCGATCTAATTCTTTTATTGCATTTTTATTCGCCTCCTTTCTACGTTCATTTTCTTCGAATTTTTTCATACATTCATCACAATCACAGTATGGGTGATGCATATCCTTCATATAAGATACTCCTTCTGTAATCCTATAATTACCCCTCGCATTTGACTGAGACTTAATTCTTTATGTTTCTTCTTAATTATCCTACCAATGGTAGTAACTGCATTTTCGAAATCACCATTTTCAAGATATTCGCTAAGTAGCTCCGGTAATTCTTCTTTGAAGATATCTATTGCCATATGATAGTTCCCTTCTGACGCCCGTGTTTAAGTGCCAGTTGCAGATCA